CCCAAGAAGAAAGACGTGAGCTGCCTATAAATTCTAAAATGTTTAGTGGAGTTTGTATTGGCGATATGGCGCAACTACAATTTGGTAATTATATTTGGGATTATGTTAAAGGAAAAGGTTTAATTAAAAAAGAAATTCCACCTCAAAGAAAAGTTTTTGATAAAATTATAGAAAAATTTAATTTATATGATCCGGTAGATGACAAGGATAAAGAACAACACGATATAAATAGACACGGTTTAGCATTAACATTTCAACAATTAAAATATGCTTTAAAAGAAATTGGTTTAAAACAACCAACTGAATGCGAAAGATCAGTTAGCTTAGAATTACCTAATTGTATTTTACCTTGCATTGGCAGAATAGACATAGAAGATAAAAATAATTTTGTTGAAATTAAAACTAAATGGCGAAAGAAAAACCGACCCAAAAAAGATGGTACATCTAATTATTCTTTACCTAAAATAGATGAAGGTTATTTAGGTTGGCAAGATCATATTTTACAAGTTGCTTTTTATTGGTTAGCCACAAAAAAGAAACCACACTTATTAGTTCTTTCTGAAAAAGGTTATAATGTTTTTACACCTGATAACTGCGATGATTTAAAACCAGAAAATTTAAAACTAAAATTAAATCAAATGGCTCTTACTGCTAAACGTAGAGAAAGAGTTATGGAAAACCACGCTGGCAAAACTACCTGGCATCAAGATATTCCGTGTGATTTTGAACATTTCTTTTGGAATGGTTTAGGGGATCACAAGCAAGCAGCAATGAAACTATGGGGTTTGGTATGAGAGAAGATAACTCAATGATTAATCCTCAAATGTGGCTGCTTAAAAAAAAATTAGTGAAGGAAAAAAACAAATCAAAAGGTTTGCTCCTTATATTGATTGTTTTTCTTATCTCCCTCTTAGTTATAAGTCATCTCTTTACTAATGATGGTAGCCAGATGCGTTTAACAGAGATGTTAGACAAGGGTTTTTATTACGGCAGTAATCTTTCCCTTCATTCATACATCTGGCTATCAGAAAGTTCTTATGTCTAAAGTAATACATTTAAACACACTCAAACCTTATCTTGAAAAATTAAAAGTTAATGGTGGAATGTGGAAAATTGATAAGAATAAATTTGCAATTAAACATTTAGAGGTAGAAAAGTTAGCAAGTTTATACGGCATTGAAACTGATATTAATTTAATACATTGTAATTTAGAAAAAGGTTGTGCAGTAGTTAAAGCTGGAGCTAAATATAATGCTAAAACATTTTATTCACTTGGAGAAGTATCTCCTTTAAATAACGATTTCCCCTATCCGGTAGCAGTAGCTGAAAAAAGAGCAGTTGATAGAGCCATATTAAAAGCTCTTGGTATTCACGGAGAGGTTTATTCAGACGTAGAACTAGATAATAAGAAACAAAATCATAATGAAAATACCGGTGTTGATTTAAACCAAGCAACCATCATTGAAGAAAGAATTAAAAACGCCAGTCATCAAGCAAACTTAGATCAGATAGCAAGTCAAAATAAGAATTTTTTAGCAGAGCTAAAGAAACAAGATTTAAAAAGGTATCAAACATTAGTGAAATCCTTTTTAGATAGAAAACAGCAATTTAACGGAGGATAATATATATGGCTGACTTTCAAAAACCAAAGGATCCTAATTGGATCGCAACCTTTTCAATGAAAAGGAACCCTGACAAACAAGCTGGAGATAAAAGACCAGACTTGGTGTTGGTGGATAGTGATAAGATAAATCAAAAATCAGGCAAACCTTATCGTAAGAACTTTACGATTAATGGTGTTTGGTGTGAAGCATCTTGTTACATCCAGGAAAATAAGGATTTGAAAATTACCATCAAGAAAACTGGCGGAGATAAGCCAGCAGATGATGGATTTGCAAATCAATTTTAGGGGAAACAATGCAGCAATATGGCTTAACTGAAAAGCAACTAAAACTTTTTAAGTTTATTAAAAGTTATATTGCAAAGAAAACTATACCGCCATCGTATCAAGAAATTGCGTTGGCGGTAGGTTTAAAATCAAAAAATTCTGTTAATGTTTATATTAATAACTTAGAGGAAAGAGGATGGCTGAAAAGAATACGAGGCAAAGCAAGAAGTATCCAGATAATCAAATAGACTTATCTCCAGATGCTAATACCAACGAGTTAATTTCTCGCATATTAGATAGGGATAAAGAAGGTATGGATAAATTTAAAATTACCATGCGAGACAAGATGTTGAAGGATCCGACCAATGCAAAGTATTGGTTGCAAGAAGCATTAGAAGAGAGTATAGATTTATCAAGATACTTAATAAATTCAGTAATTTCTTACAATCTCCTCAACGAAAAATACAAAAAACTTCTTAAAGAAAACAAAGAATTAAAAGAACATAATAGGATGTTATATGAGCATCCGTAAAAAGTTTGAAAAATTCTGGTCTGGATCTGTTTCGTTTTCAGCAACTGAAACATTTAAAGATTTAGACACGGCTTCCCAAGCTAGTGTGCCAAGTGAAGCTGCTAAAATCGTAATAGATAACAAAACTTTAAGTTACGATTTTAAAAGGATAAAGGAGGTAGACACCAATGCAAACACACTACCAACATCTGGAAGAAAAAATCCAGATAAAAAAGAAAGAGAGAAAGTCTCTAAACCAAAAGATAACGAGACTTCTAAATGATGATAGTACCCATCCTGGTATTTCTGCTCTTTCTAAACAAAGTCATTTAACTTTAGTAGATATACTATTGTTAAAAGACGAGAAGAAACAGCTAGAATTATAATCTAGCAGTTTATAATCTTTCTAAACTACGCAAGTAGTACAGTATCCCTACGCTCTTTTGATAAAAAGCCAAATTGTCAATAATGTATTGACATATAAGCAACGATATAATAATCTGGTTCCATAATGTTAAATAAAATGAAATTTTATATTATTATTCATCCTGGATTAACAAGTTTAAAACGAAATCAAATTATATCTCAAAAAAAATTAAAAAAATCAAAAATTGATTTCGGATGGGAAAAAAATTATCAAACTTTTACATATAAATTATTAAAAAAATGAAATTTTGGTTAGTTAAAATTAATAATCATTATAATATACAAGCCATTACCGATACGGGTAAAAAGTTTTTTGTAAGACATAAAGGTAAAACCATTAAGTTTGAACTGAACCAAAAAAGACAAGCTAAAGTTTATATTAAAAGTTTAAATCCAGATGACATAGTGGGTGCAGATGATAAGATTAAATTTGATGATGCTTTTGATCTTTATGTCAAATCTGTATTAAGCAATGAATTAAATACGGAAGAGTATAATAGAGTACAAGTTGGCTATATTAGGCATCATATCCAGCCGTATATTAATAAAACGTACCTACACCAGTACCTCGCATCAGATTTTGAGGGATATACCCTTAAAAAGCTCCTACGTTCCAAGAAATACATATTTGATAGCGAGGGTGGTAGATCTACTGAAACTATAGGTAAAAAGGTAGTTAAGGAATGCGTTGGCGAATTTAAGAAGTTTTTAAAGTTTTGTAAGAAACATAAATGGAAGGTTGACTTAGATATATTAGATTTTGAATTTAATAAAAATACATTTGGCGATACACCTAAAGACATTATCCTACCCTCTTATGCCGATGTAGTTAAACTCATAGAAAGCGAAAAGAATTTAAGGGATAAATGTTTATATAGATTGGGTGCTGAAACGGGTTGTAGAACCAATGAAGCAGTAGCCATTTGTGAAGATGACATTGATTATAATGAGGGTACTGTATTCTTTAGACATTCATTGGATCGTTGGTCTAACTTTAGAGCTAACTTTTTAAAGACAAGAACATCAAGAAGAAGAGTAGAAATATCAGATGAATTATTAAACCTATTTAAGATTTATTTAAAATCAAGATTCATAACTAAAACAAAACAACATAGAAGAGTATTTAATAATTTAACCAAAGACAGGGTTTATAAAAGATTAACCAGGGTAACCAAAAGACTTGGCATTAAATGGCAAGGTGGTTTCTCTGTATTTAGAAAATTCAACTCCTCTCTAGTAAGAGATCAGCAATTCCTAACCGATAAACAATTTATGGATAGGTATGGCTGGTTAAACTTAAATACTTTTGGAAGATGGTATCAGAGGGATTTGGATATGAATAGACCAAAAAGAAAAGCTGCCATTAACAATCTAATAAGAGGATAAATATGGATGCGCTACATGAAAAAGGAAGAATTGCAAAGTTTCTCTTTGCATTTCGGTTCTTAGATAAAGTCGTAGATAATGGTAATGGTACACAATCTAAATTGCCAAGACGGAAGAACCAAACACAACACGCAAAAGCTATTGGCTGCACGTTCCAACAAATACAAAAAGTTGAAAAAACGCACAATGGTATTGCATCGGATAAGCTATTTTTACTTTTAAAAAAGGAAGGTTATGACATCAACATAATCTTTAATAGCAATCCAGAAGAGGTGTTGGATAAAATTAATAAACAATACCACGAAATGATATTAAAGCATTTTGCTAAAGTAGATAAAAACATTGAGGAGGAAAGAAAACTACAAGCAAGATATAGACCAATGCTCCCTAAACTCGAAAGAGAATTGTCATACGAAAGCACTTTTGGCAAAGGTTTATAACACGCAAAAAAAAAGGAGGGGAAAATTAATTCCCCTCTTTAATAATTCACTCTCAGTTTCACTCTAAGAAAAAAAATAAGTGTTGATTACCAACGCTTAAATGGTCGGGGCGGCAGGATTTGAACCTAACGCCATTTTGTTAAATTGTTATTGTTATATAACACTTTCTTTCTTAAATTGTATAATTTTAGTTGACAATTATGCGTATAAAATAACCCTTATTTTATTGGGTGGTGTCTAGTTGACCCATCATACACTCTAATAAAACTCTTGTAATTATTCGTAAGTTTTATCTTCTGATCTCTTAGCATCATCATCTTTCATACATTGATAATGAGCTTTTGTCTTATCTGCAAAGCAAACAAAACTTTCTTGGTTTGTCATCTCGGCTGAACAATAACGGCACTTACCTATATCCATTACTATTACAGTTGGTTTCTTCCAAAGTTTCTTAGGCATTTAACCACCTAAAGGATTTGCAGCAGCTTTTAATTCTTCAATTTTTAATTCAAGTAGCTTAATAGATTTTTCATTAATCTTAGATCTAGTATCTATACCAGATACATTTACTTCTTTTTTACTTTCTAATGCTGCAACCTTTTCTTCAAGTACAGCTATTTGTGATGAATGATCTATAGAAGATTTATTTTCTATTTCATTAAGTCTAGTAGTAAGTTCTCCATATTTTGTAAAACCTCCACCTATGGCAACAACAGCAGCAATTAAAGCTGCTATTCCAGCCAACTGATCTTTTAATTTACCCATTTCTTAATACCTCTATCTCCATTAATAGTTTTTGTTTTTGTATGTTGATGTCTTGTAAGATACTTTCTTTAATGTTTATTGGATCATTGCTTGTATATTGAACCAAACTAACATTGTTATAAATGTCTCTATTATCAGACATAATAACTTGGTTTAAATAAATATCTTTACTCTTATAAAACTCTTGGTTCATATACTCAGCTAAAACCATATCGCTTTGCATAGCATCTAGTTTTATAATATTTTTTACTTCAAGGTTCTTTGCAGTATCTTTAACTACCTTATCAACCTTATCCATAGCTGCTTCTAATTTTGCAACTTTAGTATTCTTTGATTTAGTTTCTTTAGTCTTTACTTTCTTCGGCTTTTCTTGCTCTTTCGGCTTCTGTTTTTCTTCTGTTTTAACTTCTGATTTGCTCTCAGTTTTTTCTTCTTCTTGAACATTGTTTGTTTCTTCAATAATTTCTTCTTTAGGTTCTGGTGGAGTTTCCTCTTCTTTAGTAGTCTCCTCTATAATAGCCATTGCTATCTCTGCTGGTTTTTCTTCTTCTTCCTCTGCCATCATTGTTGGTGGAGGTAATAAAGCAGTAGTTTGGATTTCAGCTTTGGTTACTTTTGTTTCTGTCTTTTCTTCAAACTCTATAATAGCAGCCGTTATCTCTACCGCTTTTTCTTCTGTAGGTAATGGAGATGCTGCTATAGTTTGTATTTCTTCAGTAAATAATTCAACAAACTCTTCAGTAAAAAAAGTTTCTTCTTCTTCAAATAAAACTGTTTCTTCAAATTCTTGTAATGCTTCTTGTGTCTCAACTTCTAAAACAACGTTATTATATGTCATTCTTAAAGAGATGTTATCTACGTTGGGTCCACCAAGAGTTGCTGGAGCATTAGCATCTACCGCTGAAATGGTAGTGTTACCAATGTTAGAACCATTACCAGTATAGATTAAAGTATCTGTAAAGTTAGCTCCATTGATACCCGTTACATCCGTTCTTACAGTTGTCATGGTTGCAATAACTGTTCCAGAACTATTCTTTATATTAAGATTAATGGTAAAGGTATCAGCCGCACCTTGACCACCCCAACATCCAGATACATTACATTCTCCGTTTTGAACTTCAGTTATCTGGGTAAGGGTAATACCATTATCCAACATATCTTGGGTAATAGTATTAGTAGTTAAATTTACATCTTGTGTAATAGATCCACTATCGCCAAACTCTAAATCATAATTACTGGTTACATTATTTAGTTCGCAGCAATCACTTACTACTTGAACATCCCCACTTGTAGTCCAACCATTAGCATTACCCGTTTCAAAGTTGCCGTTAGTTAATAAGTTATCTGTCGTTATCTCTTCTGCTGAAGTTGTAAGGGTTAATATCATCAGCAAAAGTATTGATGCGATAAACCGCATAAGCCATTACTCCTATAAAAATTAATAACCAAATCATTTCTTCTTATTAATTTTTGGTTTCTTTTTAGGTAAAATTATTTTTTTCTTTTCTAGCTCTACATATTTTTTATATGTAGGCATTTCATAATCATATTTATTAACTAATAAATTGTAAGCATCTTCGCCAATCTTACCATCTACCGGACAATAAGTTTTTGCCATGAACATTGCTTGAAATACTCTTTCATCAGAACAAAGCAAACTGATAGCAGCTACCTTCATTCCCATTTGACTTAAAGTTTTTGATAAAGCAATTAGTTCGCAAGTTTCATCTTGATAAGATTTACCACCAGAAACTCCAATAGAAAAAGTTTGTACCCCACCTGATAAAGCTAATGCACAATTATTAGATGTGTTCATACCTGGAGCTGAACTTGTAGGTGGTGCAGATCTTATGTTTGAAGTTGAATTTGTTGTAGATGTAGTTGAGGATGAAGATCCACTTTCATAGGTAGTAGAACCTCCAGTATAGTTTCCTTCAATAGCTGTATTAGAACCGGATACGTTTGTTTGCGTAGAACCAGCATAAGCACCCGTTGTTGCAGTTATTAAAAAAATCCATACTAAAATTAATATTCCATAAGTTATTGGTTTAATCCTTTTCATTTTTTTTCTTACACTTACATCTTGGTTTTTGCCAGGCAAAGAGCCATTCTGTGAATGTATCTATACCCCCAAAAAATTTTAATAAAATTTTGTCAATCATTTTGTTATTCCATTATTAATTTTTTAATGGCTATTGAGCCATCTATGTTTGTTTCTAATTCTGCTTTTGATTTAATACACTTATATTCAACATGGTTTTTAGTTTGTCTCATTGCCACCCTCTTACCCTTTAAACATTCTGACATTGAAGGTTGAATACGATGTTCTTTAATTTCGTGGTTCACAATCATAAGTAAAGCTATTACAGTTTCAACCATTGTTATTACCATTAGCTCTTACTTTATCTTTTAAAGTTTCTATATCTTCCAGAGCTTTCTCTACTTGTTTTTGTAAGAATTGTATGTTGACTTTATTGTGCATCATATCTTCAATTCTTGTTTCAATCTTTTCTACTGTCTTATATAAATCTTCTAACAACATAAATTGCTCTTGATCCGTTGGTAGTTGTTCAGATTTTTTAAGTAGATCTGCGTTAAATAATTCTCTTGATGTCTCTAAACTTGTAAGTCTTGTTGTTACTTCTGTATAAGCAAAGATACCCATAGCCACAGCACCTAATAAAGCAATTAAATTTCTAACTGGTAAAGATATATTTGTGTTTTCGTTAATCTTCATCTTCCTTGACCCCTATATTTTTTATAAGATTTTTTTTCTTGCTTATTCATATTCTTCTTATGCCTACCTATGCTTGGTTTGGTTCTTTTAACGTAGGTATTCACTCCCCACTTAGGAGCTTTAGCCATTGGAAAAAATATTTTTAATCTTATCTATTAACCCTGGTTTGGATTCTTGTTTTGCAACCAAAGGTAAATAACCGGCAGCTATATCTTTATGAGATTTATCTTTTTCTTCTTCTGTCTTTTTACTTCTTGAATCTATTTTGTTTGGTCTAAACTTATCTACCAAAACGTAACGATGCACATAGTTATCGCATCTCACACCTTCAAACTGAAAGTGTAATGTTTCTGGTGGATCTTGGTATTGTCCACCAAAGCAATGCGGATCAAAGTCTGATTTAGTTATTGTCATTTTTTCCCCTTAAATATTTGTGTTCCTTTAATTCCATAAATACTAGCCACTACTAAAATCCAAAGATTTGTGAACCAGGATGGAAGTTGTTGGAACTGCTCAAAGAACTCTTTTATCTTTGCTGCTGCACCAGGATCGTCTGAGAAAACCCCATAAGCAATCACTAATATCGGGAGCGTCAACACGATTAGCACAAATTCGTCTTTCCAATCTGATTGTCTAGCTTCTAATAATTTACCTTGATACTCAGTTTCTCCCCGTGCCATCTTTTGTGCAGCCATGTGCTGAGCATCAGCCATAGCCATCTTCGTTTCTTGTTTCTTTTTGTATATATGCGTTCCAGCATTCAACGCTAATTTAATTGCACTTAACCACATACTATTTATTTGAACTCCTTATTTTAGCAGCAGCTTTCTCACACCTACCAGGTGTTTGCTTGTGCCATCTGCTATCTATCATTTCATCGGCAGCTTTTTCCATATCGCCATCTCTCATAGCTTGCCAAAACTTTTTAAACTTAGAGAACCTTGGTCCACCAAGCTGATACACGCATTCAATGATTACGCATTTTTGAATATGATTAACTTCTATATCGCCAATTAATTTCTCAGCACTTTGTAAAGCAATATTAAAATCTTTATTGAAACACTTCTCAGCATCTTCAATGGAATAATTAACACCTTCAACATAGTCATCGGTATCCAAAACCATATGACCCCAAAAGATAGTAGGAATACCCAAGCTATCCCTGTAAATATGATCTCTATACCCTTCGTGTTCTTTAATGCTTTCTTTGAGTTCAGTATAATCTGCCATAATTCTTCAATCCTTTTCTGGGTTAAAATTAATAATTTTAACACCTAGTCTTTTTTGTTCCCCAGTTTTTGGTCTATTAATCTTAGACCCATCTTTGCGGTAGTTTCTTGTCTTGACATCATAAGCTACATACTCCCCCGTTTTTATATTCAAAGTTAATATGTCTACTGGACCAGCTCCTATTGGTTTAAAGACAATTAAGTTTGGATCCTTTGCAAATTCAGCAGCAGCTAATAGTTCATTAGATAAACCTTTAGCAGCTGTAATCCTATTTCGTGAAGAAGTAGAAGATTGAGCCAAGCAAACCCCCAATAAAGATTATTATTGCGGCAGCACCTTTTCCTACATTCATAAAAGTTTTTAATTCTCTAATGTCTTTTCTCATTTCGTCTAGCAGTTTAAAAATTGTTTTCATTCTCTCTGCACAAACCTTTTCATGGTAAGATATTCTTATTCCATTACGATCTTCAACATTAGATAATACAGATTTTCTTTTTTTACGTTTCATAACTACTCTTACAAGTGAACCTAATGAATATCTTATGTTCATTAGTATCTACTTTTCCTATTTCAGTTTGTTTTTTTATTGCCTCCTTATAACCAGCTTGTAAGCAATCATAGTAGTTGTCATAAGTAGTAGGCATTTGATGTGGAGTTAAGCAATCTCCTTGAACTGCGCTACACATAATCATAATTAGTAGCACCTTCATAGCGTACTTCTCCTCTTATAAATTTTGTTATTTTATTTAATTATCTTGCTGCGTAGCTTTTAGGTAACTTGTTACCTAGCTGCGTTAGCTTCTCGTTAATTTATTAACGAGCATTACAAGGAACGCCTTTTGAATTTACGAATGGTTGTTCTGCGAAAGCCATATACACCATTGTGTCTCCACTTTTATTATAGTTATTTCCAGCTGCTCTTATCTTTATACCATTGCTTAAAAAATCAAATTCTGGGTTTCCAGAAGCATCAGCTCCACTTGTATCTGCATATATTCTATAATCTATAACATTATCTGGATCTCTTTTATTATCTCTTATTTCCCAATTATAACCAGATGAAGAAGCATTTTTTACAAGTAGGTAAGCTGGTCTAAATCCTGTGTAAATAAATGGTCCATCAGCATTTCCATTTCCTGTGAATGAGCCAAACTTGCTGAAGCCTTGTTTTTCACTCCATAAATAAGCAATGCTTGTATGTGAAGATTGATTTAATTGAGAACTATCTCCAACTGTAAAAACACTAGAAGTTGGTGCTTCATCAGACCATTTATCATCTGAATCTGTAGTTGCCGCAGTTGTATTTAAAACTAATTGATCTGTTTCTGGTGCGGAAGTATTTTTATGATGATATACAACCCATTCTTTTGCCGCATCAAAATTACGAACAATCATAAAATGAGGAACTGCTGATAAGTTATGTGATATATCAGTATCATCTGTTGAATTTCCTTCAAATGTTAAAATATCAAATCCAGCATCTGCTGTTTCTTTCCAGCACCAAGCAACTATGTTGTCTGATGAATTATTTAAAGAACCTTTATCGCCTATAGAAAATCCATCACTATTAAATGCAGTTAAACCATTACTATCAGTTGCTTCAGCAGCATCTGAACTTGGTTTTAATGTTTTTGTTGTACCTCTTACTGAATCATATAATAAGTGATTATTTCCAGCACTTGATCTATTTTTAAACCAAACCATATCTGGTTGCATATTTTCATCGCCATCTAAAGTTATAGATGCAGCACTTCCAGTTCCAGTATAGAGCTTAACCTGAAAATATAATTCTGGATTATCTATTGTTGTATAAACAGCCATTTAACCTCCATCACTTCCTAAATTTTTTGTGCATAACGCCAGATAACCAGTAGGAACATCATATTCAAAATTTCCATAACCATTATCATCTGCGTTGCCTGATGAGATTGAGAATGGTGGATTGCCAAAATTTAAAACAATATCACTAGATGCATAATGACCAACATAAGGTGAAAGAAGTTTTCCATCTGTTAAACCTGATGGATAAGTAGTTGCACCAAAATCAAAATCAGTTACTATTGCTGAACCATTTTTATAAAATGAAATAAGTTCATTATCATAATCTAAAGCTACGCCAATAATATCATTTTGAGCAAACGTTCCATAATCTGCTGTTGTTGATGCATTATTACTTACATCTGAAACAGCAACCTCTCCACCATCATTATTATAAAATGCTACAGAATTTCTAGTAGCATCTGAAGCATTTTGTGCTTCAATACCTGTAAATCCTACATAAAAATGTTGAAGATTTGAACTACCAGTATATTTAGCTTCAAAAAACCACTTACCTTTATTTATAGCTATAGTGCCACTTGCTCCATTCCAATTATTGTCAGTATTTGCTAATTTAAGATTACCTTCTGAAAATGTAAAATTATATTGAAATACATTTAAAGGATTCATTGTACAAAAATTATTAGTTGGTGTATCTGTCGTTTGATCTATTGCGGCTAGACCACTTACAGTTAAATCTGTTCCCCCATTTGCGTCATTACCTAATGCTGAACTATCTTCAAAATCTAAATAAAAACCATTCGTACCAAATGTTAATCCAGATACATCTTTTGGTTTCCAAATTGTAGGAGTATCTTCGTCATATTCTCCAAATTCTGTAGGTGCTAATGCTGATCCATCTATAAAACAAAATTCAGCTAAATAACCATCAAAATAATCTGAACTATTATCATCTCTACGACCTACTGTATGTTTAACTGCATTACCAAATTTTAATTGTGTATCTTCACTAACAGTACCATAACTAGCATAAGCCATTTCAGTAGTTCCATTTAAATAAAATTTAACCCTGTCGGCATTGGATCCTTGTGTTGTATCTATTTTAATTACTGCGTGATACCAGGCGGAATAATCCCTTAGCTTAGCAGAGGTTGACCAAGTTATGTTGTCTCCACTATCATACATACATAAACTTCCACCACTACTAATATAAATATGAGTGTAATTTGGAGAGCCACAATGAAAAACATATTGTGTATCTGCAGTATTTACTCTTTTAAACCAAAAACTAATTGTAGATTTTCTTCCAGCAGTTCCATCTGCACTTGATCTTGTAATGTGCATATAAGGAGAATCTCCTTGATTAAACCTACATGAGTTGGCTACTTCGTAACCTGGTATAAATTTAGCTCCTGGATAAAGAAAACTATTGATTGGCATTACGACTCCAATCTTGGCAGCTCACCTAATGGTCTTTCAATAACAGGATTTTCTTCTGTACCTGTATTTACATAAGTATGTAAAGTCTCTAAAGCTGGCGTATCACTTGCATTTGTAATTGCTGTTTCTTGTTCAGCTGCTTTAGTTCTTACTGCTGCTCTATGAGTTGTAATAGATGATGGCACTGCTGTTCCTGCATCTGCTTTTCTAACTATATACCAATCTGTATCTTGTAATATTCCAGCAGCTTGTTTTTTTATATTTTCAATTAAAACTGTTTTTAATCCTTTGACAGCAACATCACCTACATCTTTACCAGTTGGTATTTTACCATCTGTTTTATCTTGTGATGTCCATAAAGTATCTGCATGTTTTTTAGCTGTAGCATCACCATAAGAACCTGTAACTTTACCACCCCCAAAAGTATAAGTAACATTAGTATTAATATACCATTGTTCATCTTTCTTTTTAGAATTATCCATTTCTACTTCATAAATACCAATAGCTTCTCTTTCAGATTTAGACCATAAAGTAAATATTGCTTTTGGATATTGTTTATCTCCAATAGTAATACCTTGATTACCACTAAAGAATTTTGTAATTGATTCTGATTCTACTAATGCAAACATATTTCTCCTATGATAATGTTAAAGCTTGATTTCTACCAACTTCTAACCATTTAGATCCATTGTATCTAAATACAAATACATCTCCAAGGTTAGCTGTTGTAGTCAACGTTGGGGCTGTGTCCGAGGCAAATTCGTACACGGCATTCCATGTTAAAGTTCTTGAACCTGTTCCATCTTGGATTATTAATAATGAAATAAACTGACCAGTAGTTCCATTAGAAGGAGCACCTAATGTTCTATTAGCACCTAATGTTACTTTAGCGACATCTTGTGTAGATGCATCCCAAGTAATAGTTGCTTGATCTGTAAGTGTTGTTTCAGCATAATTTAATTTAGCAGACGTAATTAAATCGTCAGCTATATCTGATGCTGTTAATGCCTTTGTTC